CCAACAAATGACGGGAACGGATTCGTAAAGTCGTCACCTGCTGCTCGTGCTGCATAACCGTAAGGCCTACTTGCATCTTCTTTTGATATTTCTTCGTTGGGTATTTCCACCCTAAAGCTGTATATTACATCAGGGTTTTGTCCTAGCGATACCTGACCAAACGCAGGTACGACAGTGACAGGCATAGTGGCAAAGTCTAATGTAGTATCTATACCCGTGGAATCTCCAGCGGAAGTCTCGTCATTCTCCCACCCCGCACACTCTATCCAGCTACCCTCACCGTAGTCTTCCCTGTCTTTTGTTTGAAAGCGTACATAGTAGTCGTCCTGCGATATATCAGCATCTCCTCTTATCCGTATTCTAAAATTATTAAAACAACGTTTAGGTAAGTCCGTGATGCTATCTACTTCTTTGTAAGCAACACCCAAACCTTGATTAGCTAGTCCATCTTCTGTTCGTACACTAAAATCGTTATCCGCTGATATTTTAATCACAGCACCCTGACGCTCTATGTCGTATGTTGTGGCAGCTATATTTATAACCGATATAGTGGGTAGCGTAACGGTATGGACTCCCACAGTCACGGTAGCACCCTGAGTGCCTTCAAAGGTTGTAGTATTACTATAGGACTTATAAGTGTAACGCTTACCTTGCCTAACTCTACCTCCCACGCTGTACTTATAATACGATGATTCTCGAACTGTCGTTGTGTGCTTTGTTATCTTCAGCGTTAAAGGGTTAGTCGTAGTATCCGTATCGTAACCGCTACCATTGTGAGTCTTTGTTTGAGAGGATACACTACCACCACTAAACGTTAACTCACCCTGACAACCATCTCCTATAATATTACCACCGCTGTCTTTCTGTATTAAGCGATAGGTATATTTACTGTATATTCCTGCTTTATTACCTACAACAGCACCGCTATTAGGAAAACCACTACCTCCAGATAACGTTAAACTAGTAACACCTTGCAGAGAAGCCACACCTGCGTTTAAAACTATCTCTAAGTCTTCTGCTATGACCTCTGTGTCTGCGTGTGTGCCTGAAGAATTAGCGCTACCACTCTCGTAAGTGTGTCCCGCAGGTGGTGTTTTATTACTTCTTAAACCTGAGCCCCCGTGTGGTACTAATTTACCATCTAAATATATGTCGTATGTCTTCTCGTAATCACCCAGCTTAACAAACACTAACGCCTCATGTTCCAAGTCTTTGGTCTTTAAATCTTCGTCAGTATTAACTGCTACCGTCTTACTCTTATTAACAAGAAACGTATAGTCAGCTACTGTCAGTGCTCGTAGTTCCTGTGCTGGGTTTGTTATACCGCTCAAGTAAGACTGAGCAATGGATGTCGTGTAAACAGATATAGAAGTACCAAGTGATAAGTTAACAGCACTGACGCTACCACCCACTGATACATTGATAACGTACTTGTTCGTCTCGTCCCGTTTAACAAAGTGTGTGAATAGCTTGGATGGTTGACTGCTATCTACATTCTTTATGTAGCTTGTGTGTGGTCTTTTTACCAACCCTTCAACAACAGTAGCCCAAGCATTTATCTGCTCGTCACACTGACCGGGATACCTAAGATTGTCTGGTTGTTGTGATACGCCCTGAGCTAGGTTAGGTACGCTGTTAACTAATAACGGCATTATCTATCTAGCACTCGTAACACGCTGTAATCATCAAAGATCGTTCTGTCTGATGCTTCACTGTCTGCATCTATAGCACGGGCTTTCGCTTCTATCTCGTCACGTGTGGCAAAGCCTTCTATCTCACGACTACCAAGGAAACGATTAGCGAAGATGCGGGCTGCTTTAACGGTGATGTAGTGTCGGAACTGTTCGGGTAATTCTTCGAACGGTAACTCAAAAGTTATGGAGGCTTTAACCTCCTTTGACCAGACGTCGGTGTGATTCTTCCTATCGTATAGTTTTAATCCACGTTGTACTGGGTCGTTGTCTGTATAAATTTGCGGGTCAAGATCAATACGTAACGTATTATTGGGAAGCATGATCTTGTTGTCAAAAGTGTTGGGGGTAAGGACGTATTCGTGCTCGGTGTTAAAATGCCAACCCTCTGACTGTACGGCTCTGCTTGTTTCGTCTAGGGTATTCTCTGCCTGAACAACGGTAACTGGTACAGCTGTCCCTCCTAGTGTGTTGACGGGTGCTTCTCCGATGACGCTAATCATCGTGTTTACTGCGTTAAGTTTAGTTGTCAGAGCCATAGTAATAAAAGGTTCGGTAGAAGGGAGCGGAACGAATCACAGACCTCCCAACACCGAGAGAGTGGTTACTTCTGAAGCTCGATAGCACACTCAGGACGGAGAACTCCGTGACCCATAGCATACTTCGCAACAAAAAGTGTACCTTGACGTTCGATTTGGTACTCAGATTCAGTAGCCAAGTCGAGCAGTTTAACAGTTCCAACAGCAGCAGAATGAGAAACGATACCAAGCGTGTTAGTAAAGTTTCCGTTGTATCCTACTCCGCTACCACCGAACACGTCGTTAGCAGCTTCTCCGTCACCGGTAGCATCAGCAGACAAGTCAGTCGATGGAATGTGGTTGGATTTGTAGATTGTGATACCTGCGATTTGAGGGATCGATCCTGAAGCGATGCTTCCTACACCTCCGACGTCTTTGTTGACAGCAGAAGTAGAGATAGCCAACGCACCTGCACCACCAGTGATTAACTTGTAGTACTCTTGTGGACGAAGAACGCAGAAACGACCGTCGCTAGGAACGTCATTTTCGTCAAGCTTCTGAGCAGCAGTGAAAAGAGCAGCTGTTAATTCTGCACCAGTTGGATCAGTGTTGTCAGCGTCGTCAGCTGAGTCACTTACATTACCCATTGCATTAGCAGAAACGTCGAGGATACCGCCAGTCTTACCACCAGTTACGGCAGCAGCAGAACGAGCAGCAGCGATGAATACTTTAGCAAGAGCAGTATCGAAACGGACGGCAAGAGCTTTACCCAACTCGTTAGCGTAAACGCTGCGGATGTCGTAGTGGTTCTTTACGTCGTCGATGTTGCTTAAGAAAGTAGAAGCCAAAAGCATCTTGTCGATAGTGATGACTTTCTCAGCTTTCTTGATGTCGCTTAAGTAACTGTTTCCAGCGTCAGCGATGTTTTCACCGGGTGTGTGGTAAGCAGCAGAAGCGATTCCTGTTACAGGGAACTGAGCTGATTTACCGTTTTCGATTGTGCGAACAGTGTGAAGTGCTTTAAAGATGTTTGACTCTTCGAAGGTTTGCAGAATTTCTCCGCTAAACTTTTTAAGAAACAACGCATCTGTATCACCAGCACTATTAATTTGTCCAACACGTGAGGGGGATGTATCTCCATTAGCCATGATATATTTTCCTTATGTTGTATGTATTATAGTTGTAGTTATTGGTTGGTTGACTCTCACTTCGTTCGTTCACAGGATTATCTACCGCAGTAGGTCGAGGACTAATTGTCGTAATTGTCTATATAAATATGTTACCGATTACAATAACAGCAATAAATACACCAATTGTCAACACTAGTGCTTTCTCTAGTTTTGTTAACTCACGGTATAGCCGTCGTAATCTTTTAATTTGAAACGCCATTCTTTGCTTTCTTGTGAACGTACCTCGTATATATGATCGGTATGACATTCCATAATACTACTCCAATTAAACAGACTTTTAGCAAGCCATAAATTTCAGTAAGCATGCCGTCAAAAAAGCCGTTGTCCATTGACTCATCTAGTTGATTATTAACGAGTTGCTTAATGTCCCCTTCACTTAACGCCTTGACTTGCTGTGTTAAATGTGCGTTTTCTTCCATGTATTTGGACACTTCTCCCACACCCCATCCGACGGCAGCACCGCCAGCAGCAGCACCGGGACCACCTAGACTACCAACAGCTGCACCGCCTGTAGCTCCGAGTGCTGGATAGAAAGACGCCTTGGAACAACCAAAGAAAAAACTCCCTAGAACCGATAATAGGAAGAAAAAGAAAGTAGGTCGTCCAAGGCGTCTCAACTCTTATTACTTATATGAAATTTATATAGTATTAATCGAAGCTTACAAAGCAAGTTAATACGTTGAGGAGCTTGCGATTCATATATTACTCACAGCAAGCCGTCTGTCAATCTCTTGATGATAAGCTTTGTCACCACTACGATAACGTGGGTCAGACTGTGCTCGTGCTAATTCCTGCATACTCTTAAAAGGCATAGTGGAAGAACCGCTTACTGCTCCCTGTACCAGCTTAGGTTGTGTTGCACCTGTAGCATTTTGATACCTAGCGTACAATCCTTGCACTGCTAACTTCGCTTGGTTGACCGTGCCGGATGTGACAGCTTCGTCAAAAGCGTCGATCTCTTCCTGCGGTAAATGTTCGTTGGCCCATTCAGCCATCGCATCGTAGTTATCACCTGCGACTCCTTTGATCTGGGCTTCTTCTGATTGCAACAACGCCTGTTGACCAGCTGCGTAACTATCGACAAGATCACGTGGTAATCCTATCCCTTCAAGTTTCTTATAAGTGTCTTCAGATAGCTGACCGTCGTTCTCAAAGAACTCCTTACTAGCTTCCACAACAGCTTCATTATAATTACCAGCTTCTTCTTTGTTGTCATCATCGGTTTGTTGTTCTTCGGGTTGTTCAGTTTCTTCAACTTCTTTTGTCCCTTGTCCCATTCTTTTTTCAAGCTCCGCATATGCCTGTGCCATGTCCTCCGCTGATTTAAACTTTTCAGGAAGCCATTCAGGACGTTCCGTTGTTTCCTCAGCTTGTGGTTCCGCTTGTTGTTCTTCAGGAGTTTCAACCGTTTCGTCAACGGGTTCGATCTCGTTCGGTGCTTTTTCATTTATCTCTACTCGGTGTAATTCAGCCATGATAGTTTACTCTTCGGGTGGTGGTTGTTGTTGTGCCATGTACTGCTCCTGTGCAGCATTGATAGCAGGTGCTACGGCAGGACTACCCAACTTCATCATCATCTCTTGTTGTTGTTGCATCTGCATAGCTTGTTGAATCTCTTCTTCCGTCTTGATCAGTCCCTCAGTTTCTATACCAAGAGCAGTAGCACGACGCTTGAAGTAATCAGATACATTCAGATACTGTGTCACTGCTTGTGGTCCTACTACCTGATTAGCACCTGCCAAGAATAAATCAAGACGTTGTAGATCATTACCACGACCAAGTGCTTCTACACCAGTAACGATAGTAGGTTTAACAATATCTTTAGGTAGCTTAGGCAGACGCTTGTCCTTGGACATACGATCCATCAGACGACTGACGATTGGTAGTTGTAGTTCCTGTGATAAGAGAGAGTAGAGACCGCCAAGGGCAGCTTCTAGTTCTTGACTGAGCATTCTTATCTCCTCAGCGGTCACTCTCTCGGCATCCCTAACAACCCCTGATGTCAGTAGAAAGGCTTGTGATAGACGATCCGTAATCCCTTGCATTGTTGCTTGAGCAGTACGGAAGTCATTAAATTTATTAAGTTGTAAAACAGATACGTCTCCTTCAGACCCTTGTACGATTGCACCGTTAGGAGCTTCAGCCAATGTACGTGAACGTGTTGTACCGTTAGGATTAACCATGAACAATACTTTAGCTGCTGCTGCACTACCCTCTACGATAGCTTTAGTCAGTGCTTCCAACGACTTGATGTCACCAATGTATTCCTCAACGAACCCACGTCCGTAGTCTTCTCCGTCTATTCTTGTGTAACGTAACGGTAACCAAGGAGACTTATCTAGCGGATACGATCCAATGCTCTCCTCAATAACGATACCCTTGACGTCTTGTTGTACATTAAATTTGTCTCCCTCTCTAACGATGGAGGTGTACAGATCACAGGTGTTTTCTTTTTCCTGACGGTATACTTCTTCACGAACACTCTCAGGTAACATCATAGGTGCTACCGTTTCTTTGACTGCTATGTGTGTAACGTTACCCATTGGATCACGCTTAACAACGTAACGATCCAAACGAAACACTCTCATGCCTCCTTCATCAGGTAAGTACAACAGACTGTTACCACTGATAAGAAGATTCTTGAGTGCTTGGAAGATACCGTTCCTGAAGTTTTGTACTTCTACTTCCTGTGATACACTACGCTCAACATCAGCCAATGCTTTCTCTAAGTCCGTCCGTAACTGCTCCGCTCCCTCTGGTCCCAGTTCAGCTTTTGCTTTATCTAATTCGTAGCGATCTATGACCAACCGAAAGAACGGAGCGTTAGGCGGTAGTAGGGCAAGTAAAAGTTTAGACGATAGATTAAGAACACCACGTGCTCCTATGCCTTGATACGGTGTGTAATACTTAGTAGCGTAGTTGTGACCGTCAGGTGGTAGAACATACGGCAGGGTCAACTCAGAAGAGGTACGTCCTCTATCTAAGAACGACCACCGCTGATTCTCTAACGAGTGATATAGACCCTGTGCTGTCTCTTGCATATCTTAGCTTAACCAGTCTGGTTTAGGTTTCTTAACATAGGACTCATCAGCATCAGCCATAGCTTGTTGATTTGCATCCCAATCTTCTACCTGTAAGTCAGCACCTGTGCGAGCGTTGTACTCAGCAAATGTTTCTGTTACTTTAAATGTACGATCTTCAGGTAACTCCTCACCGTTTAATTGTTTCTGCATTAAGTCGTTACGACGATCTACGTTTGTGAAAGTGATGACACCTAAGTAATGGTTGGCTACACGATGCATTTCATCTACACCTTTACCGTTATCGTATAAACTATCAGGAGCATCTTTAGCGTGAGGTGATAGAGTAGTAACATTACCAGCTTCATCTCTTACTCTTAACTCAGAAGTGGTCACATCCTCAGCATACAGCTGCACCATGTTGGTAGGGCTAGATGTAGGAGCAGTAGCGTTTCCTATACCTATGACACCA